AAGGGTAAGAGCTTTATTACCGAAAGGACGATAAACTTACTTTCTTTCTACATCAACTACGGATACTCGGATGATACCAGGGCTAAGTACATGGATTGTCATGGACAGAAGGAATCTTACGTCGCTGTCCTGAACAACGAGCTTAAACGTGGGGGTTTTCTGGTGGACAAGAAGAACGGGAACTTCCGTACCCGTGAGCTGTCTATTGAGATGAGAAGCTTACGTAACTATTTTATTCTTGACGGGGAGGGTGATGATACCCGTGTAATGGGGTTTGTGTTCAAGAGAAACAAATTGGATATTGATGGGTAGGAATCTTATTTCATTCGATAGGGATATCGTGGATGAGGTGGTAAGAAGATCTGATGGGAAGTTTACCAAACAACAGGTAGAGTGGTGCATGAAAGCATCCGTATCTTACATCCATCACCTAGCTAGGTATACTGACAATATATCTATCAGAATCCCGTTTATCGGATACGTTATATGCAATCTCCGAGAGATGCGGGTAAGGCGTGATAAGATACGCCGGATATTTGTCAAGGAAGGTAATCGTTATCCGGATGAAAGGATGCCTATTGAGCTTGATTGTCTTGATAAGAAGATTAATGCGATAGAGGATATGGAGGGGTTGAAGAACGGAGATCCTCTTATACGTGATAACCATGAGGCCATGTATCAATGTCGGTATGGAATGACATGGGAACAATTACAGGATTTTCAACAAAAACAATTTAAGAAATAATATGCAAACAATCGGTAAGGCCCAAGTAATAGCCCAAGCTTGGGAAGACAGTTTATTGGGTAGGATTCCTAAGGATGAGAAGGATTATCCGGAGTGGTACAAGAATCGTCTTGATTTATGCAAGAAATGTCCTAAGAACTCTTCTAATATAGCTTTCTTTAAGTTACCAGCTAAGGTATTGCTGCAAAGATTGATGGGAAGACAGGCATGCTCGTTGTGCGGTTGCTTTATCAAGGAAAAGGCTTGGATGAAGACCGAGGTATGTCCGTTGAAGTTCGTGGAAGGAGAGAAAGCCAAATGGAATGCTATGGAGGTGATAACGGCCGATCATAACGATTTTAATATCGAGTGCCCTAACGATTCCTTTGATATAGGACTTACGGATGACGAGAGCGAGTTTTATCTAAATATTTTTGATCAGAAAATAGGTGATAAGATAGAAATCGTGTTATTTATCACCCATAAAGATGGTTTCCATGTCAAGGAGCATCATCTTGGATGTGGATGTATGGGAGACGTGTCATATAACAAACATCCTGACAATGAGAATAGAACTATATTTAGGATGACGTTAGATACCTCAAAATATACGGAAGGTCATTTTGAGAAACATCTATCTCTTATGGGTTATACGAAGGATGATCCTGAACGTAATTTCAAACATTTCCCGCTACGTATTATAGGGGAAGCTTATAAGTAAATACTATGCGAAGTCCTGTAAGAAGTAAGATAGATGATCGTATCCATGCTCTTATTGTCATGGAAGTCGGTTGCCGTGAGTTACCCGAATATTCATTGGGTGATATACTTTACTCCGCTTTAAGGAGAGTTGCTAAGGCTAATGGTGGTAACGTACGCTTCTTGCGGGATGTTAGTACTAGGGATTTATTAAGAATAATAGATCAGAGTATCAGTGATGAGATCGAGTTAAACAACAACGATTATAATGCGTAATATGGAAGATAAAGATATAAAAACAGAGATCAGGGATTATCTTAAAGAAGAGGCGGATACCCATATAAGGCATTGGATAGCCATAAAACGTGAGAGCAAGCGTCTGTATAGCGATATTGAGGCTAGGACTAAGAAGATAGCCCTTAAATCATCTTCGTTGATAAAAGAGGAGGATTTTGTCGTTCTTCATGAGATGATCCATAAGATACAGATGTTGAATATAGAGGCTGTAAAAGTCAATTCTAGGTTGATGTTCATAATCCAGTTGGCTACCAGCTTCGGTATGGATCTGGATTTAGACACGACATATGCGTCCACCGCCAAGAGTATTATAGAAGACAGAACGTCTGGATTCGTGTTTTATGATGACAAGGAACGTCTTAGATATGCCGACAAGGAGCTTGAGGATATGTTCCATGACATGAGCGTGAAGGAAGTAAGTAAGATCGGGGTTGTTCAGTCTTATGAGCTTCTTATGAAACAGTATAACGAGTTTAAGGATATAAAAGCAAATGCCACAGGGAAGACGAAAGCCGACGAGTAAGGATGTTGATCGGGTTAATGACAATCTTGAGGTCATATCCAAGGCCGTGGATGACGCCAAGGCTTATATTGATAAGCATCCTTGGGATAAGGAGAAGCCTGAGGATATGGCTAGGGCGTTCGATTTCATATCCAAGCTGATCGATAAGATCAACGTATGGAATGACTCGTATATGGAGAAGAGTGGGATCATGGATGTATACAGGAGTGTCAGCAATGTCCAGAAAAAGGAACGTAAGGGTCAGGTTTCTGGTGGAATCGAGTCTGTTTTAAAGGATATTATAAAATGAGTCTAAGCACGAGTCCAGAATTTTATGTAAACATGAAAAATCCTCCTGTATGGAACGATCTGTTCGGTTGGGAGGATCAGGATGAAGATGTTAAGCAGTTCTTTAAAGAAGAGGCTTATAAGGTCAAGTACGGGGTGACTATCAATGGTACGTTCATCCCCCCATGGCTTTATTGGCATGTTAATTTCTTCCCCGTATTCCAGGATCTTCCAAACGGGGAACGTGTGCCAGCGATCAGTCGTTTGCGTGATAACGAATGGTTTTTCGCCGAGATGTACCAACGTGCCCGTCAGGAGAAGAAAGGGTTGGGGATGTTTGGTACTCGTCGTTTTGGCAAGGCCCTTCTGGACTCGGAGCTGATATATACTCCTTATGGACCTAAGAAGATAGGGTTCGCTGATATCGGGGATATCATATATGGCGATGATGGTAAGCTTACGACTATAGTAGGCGTATATCCTCAAGGATTCGTTGATATGTATAAGGTTACGTTTGAGGACGGGCGCAGTATAGTATGTTGCGGTCAACATCAGTGGAAGGTTAAATATCATGGTGATTATAAAGTCATGAGTACGATGGGTATTATCCACTCTGACTTCTCTAAAATGACTATAGATATGGGGGATGCGGTTGATTTTCCTGAGCGGCGTTGGCTGATATCACCCCAGCTCATGGGGTCTCTGGCCGCCTCCTTCCTTTGTGGAGCTACCGACAGGATCTTTGAGCTAAGCAAGAAGGAGATGGATGATGTCATTTATTCATCCAGAAAACAGAAAGAGTTGTTCATAGGATCGTTTATGAAGATCGCTTGCGGTATAAGCACCGGCGATGATCGTTTTAAGGTTGTTTACAAAAGTGAGTATATTATATCCTTCGTAAGAAGAATATTCTGGTCTATGGGATATTATTGCGTCATGGATGGTGATGATATGTATATATCCAAGACCCATAACAGACTTAGGATATCCGATATAGATTATTACGGGAAATATAAAGCTACTTGTATTGAGGTCGATAATAAGTCCCATCAGTTTCTTACCACCAATTTTGTCGTATCTCATAATACGACTATCATGTCATCCCTTCTTCAGATGAACGCTACCATGACGATCGGGCTTAGCCATTCCGTGGTAGGTTTCAGCGATAGCGATTTATCTAATATAGGTGAGTATTGTGAGTATGGTCTTGATCATGTGCATCCTTTTTTCAGGATTAACAGGACCAAGACCGATTGGAGTTCTGGTGTCACCTTAGGCAAGAGGATGTCCAATGGCGTACGTGATATCCATGCCATTATCTCTATAGCCAACATCAACATGGGTAGGAAGACCTCCACGCAGAAGACGGCTGGTTTGACACCGGCTACGGCTATTTTCGACGAGGTAGGCAAAGGTCCGATAAAGAAGCCTTACACGGCCGCCATGCCATCCTACGACACGCCTTATGGCTGGCGTCTTAGTCCTATCTTGGCCGGTACCGGTGGTGAGGTGGAGTTGTCTAAGGACGCTCAAGAGATGTTCTCCGATCCTGAGACATACAATCTTTTGGTCATGGATTGGGATATTTTAAATCGTAGAGCCATGAAAGGGAAAACATGGAAAGAACGGAAATGGGCGATGTTCGTTCCCGGTCAGATGGCTAACTCCGGTGTTAAGAGAACTATAGGATTGGGCGATTATCTTGGTAAGCCTGATGACAAGAAGCTTAATAAGATCAAGATCGACGCTACTGATTTCGATGCTAGTACCAATAAACTTAATGAGGAACGGAAGAAACTATCTACAAAAGATAGGGTTGCGTACACTTCTCATACTATGTTCTATCCATTTACGATCGATGACTGTTTTTTAAGCTCATCCCAGAACCTATTTCCGGTAGAGTACGCTATCAAGCATAAGAATGATCTCCTTGAGTCGGGGCAATATAGCGGTATGCTGTGTGATGTCTTTCTTGAGTCAGGTAATAAACTGGGGACTACTAAATCGAATAAGCAACTGGCTGGATTCCCGTTTAGCGGCGGTGTTATTGACGCTCCTGTCCAGATATTCGAGATGCCTCAATCCGATAGGTTTGATGATTTTATTTATGTTGCTGGATGTATGCCTCCAGGAGAAAGGGTATTGACTTCTGATGGATATAAGAATGTAGAGGATGTTGACTATGATGATTTATTGGTTAATAACGAAGGGGATAATGTTAGGATACGCAAGAGACTTGTCAGAAATATGGTCGAAGAGGATCTTTATTCGATAAAGATGTATAATGGCGTAAGAATAAATAGATTTACTTCTGATCATCCTATTTTTGTTTCTGATCATAAGACCGTAGGGAGAAGGGTTAGGGAAGATTTATTCAAGTTTGATTACATACCTGTCAAGGATATAAAAGAGGGACAGTGGACAAGGATCCCAAATATGTATGCCGAAGAAAGGATGGATATTCCGGGATTTAGGGATTATATGCTTTCTGATGATTTTTGGTGGTTTGTCGGGATGTGGCTAGGGAATGGATGGATTGATAAGCAGTGTCGTGTACAGATGGCTATTTGTTTTGACTATCCAGAAGAGAGGGATAGGTATTACAAGGTTATAGATAATCTTTTTGGTATTAAGCCTTCGGAGAGATGCAGGAAGGGTAATTGGGAATTAAATTTTAAGCATGTTTATCTAAGCGAGTGGCTTGTTAATAATTTTGGTAAATATTGTTATGGTAAATATATTCCTGAATTTGCTAAATACCTCCCGTTTAGCATGAAGGTTAGTTTAATTCATGGATATCTGGATACGGATGGATCTATCCATAATGATTTTCGCAATTATTCGGGCATGGATTTCGTAAGTGTCAGTATGGATCTTCTTGAGGGTATACAGGATATATTGTTATCTCTTGGAGTAGTTGGAGGTATATCCATAATGAAAAAAAATAGGGCTGAATATATAGATGGCAATAAGGTTAAATCTCAAAGATCATGTTATCATTTAAGGATAGGCCATAACTATACTGTGTATTTCATGAAGTTGGTTGAGACATTAACTCCTGATTATATATCTAAATTGTCTAAAGTATGTATGGATACCAGCACAAGAAAAAGTCCTTCCACAGGTATATTTATTAGTAATGATAATAAGTATATATATGTCAGGATATCATCTATAACTAAAGAAAAGTATACCGGTCCTGTGTATAATTTTGAATGTGATACGAATAATTATTTATTAAGGAATATATCTGTTCACAATTGCGACCCTTATAAACAGGCCAAGTCTGATACCCCTTCATTAGGTGCTTTTTATGTATTCAAGAGACGTGTTGGTATTCGAGATCCTTATGCCTATAGAATAGTTGCCTCTTACGTATCCCGCCCATCATCTATAGACCAATTCTGCCGTACGTGCGAGGTGCTTCAGAAGGGATATGGTGCTATATGTCTTATGGAGAACGCTGACCAGATGTATGAGCAGTATCTTAACCGTAAAAGCGGTATGCCAGCGTCTTTCTTTCTGTTTGCTGGTGAGGCAATAGCCAATAAGTATGTGAAGGCCGGCTCCCGGCAGAACAGCAAGCTGGGGCTATACCCGACCCCCGGCAACCAGAACCTGCTATTCTCGTGCGTCGTGGATTATTGCTGGCAGGATTTCGTTATTGGTTATGATGATCAGACTGGTCTTGATATAACTGTCAAGGGTATTGAGCTGATCGATGATATAGCCCTATTGGATGAGATAATACAGTATAAGCCCGGATTGAACGTCGATAGGATAATAGCCTTCGGGCATGCGTTGGTTCTCGCCAGATATTTTGACGATAATAACTACATGCCTAAATCGAAGATCGAGGAGATGAATAATGCCCGCAAAGAAGACGCTTATAAACACCATGAGGTATATGCCTCTGCCTTTGGATCGGTATCTATAGGTGCGTTTCGGTAGTTTAGTGTTGCTTAATAACTTATCTTTGCTAAAAACAATTGGATTGATATGGAGATTTTCAATAGAGATCATTCGTTTCCAGCAAAAGGAGCGTTATTAGGATTACCTCCTCAAGCTATTTCCACGAAGAAAAAGAACAGGAAGTGGAAAGAGGATTGTATGGACGCTCTTGAGGCGATAGGATTGAAACAGTATGATCGCAACCAGATGTACCGTGACTATTATCTAATGGCGGATGGTAAGTTATCTTTTATGGAGATGGCGGATGTTATCCCACAGTTAAGAAACGTACAGAAGTTAAGGAGTGATATAAGGATACCCTCTTTCTTGAAGCATTATGATATCATAGGTGGTATTGTAAACGCTTTTGAGGGATGGTTGACAAACCTACAGGATAAGTATACGGTTAATGAGGTAGGGGATATGGCTATAAGTGAGTATGAGGATACGATGTCAAATCTTCTTCATCGCCATATTCAAGAGCAATGGGATATTATCGTTAACCAACGCCTTGTAGAGGCTGGTCTTGATCCTACGTACAATGAGTTTAACTCTGAGGAGGAGCGTCAGGCTTATGTTCAGCAAATCCAACAGGCCAAGACGTCTATGACCCCTGATGATATCCAGAGGTTCATGAGTACCAGGTGGAAGACGCAGGCGGCTGTATGGGGAGATCATACGATCGAGGCTGATCGTAGCCGGTTTTATATGGATGAGCTTGACAGGGAGAATTACAGGGATCGTCTTCTTAGCGGAAAGATGTTCCGGAATCATTTCGTTGGTTTCGATTACTACCGTCCGGAGGTATGGAGTCCGATGGAGGTTTTCCATCCTGATGTGAAATACCCGCAATATGGATCTTATGTAGGTCGTCTTCATTATTACGAGGGTGTTGAGTTGATATCAAGATACGGCCATAAGATGACGGCCAAGGACAAGCGTCGGATTATGGGAGGTGATGATGATTATGAGGGATGGGTATCTAATGACGGTACTAGGTATGACTGGAAGAAAAAGAAGCCGTCTATTACCGGTATGTACGAGAATGAGGTTATTCCATGGAAAGGATACCATGACTATGAGTCTATAGTTGCCGCTGAGGACTATTATGGTGTTCCGATGGGCGAGTACCACACCTTCGGGCCGGACGGGGAGGAACACACCCAGCCCCGCTTCTTGCCCCGCTTCCATCCATTTGGCTATTTTAACTCTGACATGTCCAATGGCAAGAGATATGAGATAGATTCCCGCCTTTTTAGGGTTATGGAGGGATATTGGGTGTCCATGAAACCGGTATTTCTAATAACTTACATGACGGAGACTGGGATGGTGGATCAGGAGCTTGTTACCGATGAGCTGCTCCCGGAGTTCTTGGAGAAGAACGGTATCAAGAAAGTGAAGAGGGTTATGGCCGAAGCCGTTGGTGATCCTGAGGTGAACACCTATATCTTGGAGTATGTCCCTGAGGTTAGGTTTGGCGTTAAGATCACCGGAGGTAATTTAATGGATAAGCCTATATATATTGGTGGGGATCCAATACCTCATCAGATACATGGTGATAGCAGTCTGTATGATTATGTCATTCCGGTTTCTGGATTTATAGGGGCTAGTCTCGCTGATCGCATACAGCCGTTCCAGATGATGTATAACCTTGCTATGAACCAGCTATACAATAACGCCGAGAAGGAGATCGGTAAGTTCTTCTTAGGCGACTTAGGATTCCTGCCTACGGAATATAAGGATATGATGGACAAGAAGGGAGCTTTGGCTACTTTTATGCAGATCGTTAAGTCCGTCTCATTTATGGGTGTAGGTGGTAATGGCACAAACAATCCTTACCAGAATCCGCAGATGAGCAGCATATATAATCAGTTCGGTGTATATGATCTTACTAATACGGATCAGATAAGATCCCGTATGGAAATGGCGTCTTACGCCTATATGATGGCTTATAGGATGATAGGTATATCCGAGCAAGCGATGGGTCAGTCAACTAGATACGAGAGTTCTACGGGCGTAAAACAGGGAGTTAACGCTACTATGCTACAGACCCAGACTTACTTTAATGATTTCGATGACTTCAAGAAACGGACATTGGATATTCATCTAGCCGTGGCTCAAGTATGCCAGAAGGAAGGATGCGATTGGACCGTGATGTACAGGAACAGCGATCTGTCCTTGGCTTACGTCAGTCTTACGGATAATAGCTTGTCGTTACGTCATCTTAATGTTATGGCTGTCTCTAATTCCAAGAAACGTCTGGAATTGGAGAATTTGAAACAATATATATTACAGACAAATACGTTAGGTAATGACTTACTTGATATCACTAGGATGATGAGCGCCAACTCAACGGCTGAGATGAATCAGATCGGAAGGGATGCTAGATCTTACGCCGATCGTGTAAGGCAAGAAGAATACCAGAATCAACAGCGACTTGTCCAGCAGCAAGCCGAGGCCGAGCAACAGGCACGTAATGATGAGCATGAGAAGGATAAGGAGCTGGCTTATATCAAGGGCAACTTCGACTTAAGGGGTAAGAGCATAATGGCCGCCGGTCAAGCGGCTAGGACCGAGAACAACTCTGAAGGCATGGATTATGTCGAGGCTATGGCTGATAGGGCTTTAAGGGAAAGAGATCTTGATATCAAGGAAGAGGATATGAGAACCAGACAGGCTAACGCCGAGGCTGAGCGAAGATCTCGTGAGGAGATAGAGAAAAGAAAGTTGGAATTAAAAGAAAAGGAGATAGACGCTAGAAACAAACGTTCTGATACAGATAGGTTTACGTCAATAATAAACAAGAATTGATTACAAGTTTTGTAAATATTTTTACAAAATCTGTAATCATTTTGGCGTAAAATTCTGTCATATACTATAATGGGTTTGATTTAATTGGTAATTGGATTAATAATACTTTTGTAAAAAGCAAAAAAGGAAATTGTATGAATGACATGGGTGATTTCGCTAAGGGTTTTAAGACCATGAGTGTCGAGGAACTTTTTTACCGTGGTGACGGTGATGGCGATAAGAATAATATCGAGGGTAAATATGATAAGGATGGTAATCCTATAGGTGATACCAAGGAAGAGCCTGCCGACGGCGGAGCGGCTGACGGTGGCGGGGATAAGGGCGGCGATGCTACCACCCCAGACCCTGATTCCCTTGGCGAAGGAGGTACTGATAATAATGTAGTATCAGTATTTAACGGAAAATCTTTTTTGGAGAAGATGGCCGCTAGAGGTATTATCGATAGTATTGACAACCTTGATATTATGGTAGATGATAAACCAGTCGATCTTTCTACTATCACTAAAGAGGATGATTTACTTGATATAGTGGAGGGATTGATCAAGGATAAGGCCGATGAGTTGTTGAAGGATAAGGTTGATACCGGTTCTATGTCTGACTTCATGAAGAAGATGATAGAGGTGGATAAGGCTGGAGGTAACGTAGGTCAGCTTCTAAACCAATATCAGAACATTCAGGCGCCGTTGGACAACCTTGATATGAGCAACAGAAATGATCAGCTTGCGGTCATCCAACATTATTATAAGATGTTGGGTATGCCGGAAGACGAGATAAAGGATAATATGGAGATGATGATTGGCAAGGGCGATGAGTTCATTGAGTCCAAGGCCAATAAGTTCCATGATATTCTGAAAAAGGAGATGGATAACCTTATCGAGGAGGAGAAGAAAAAATCCGAGAAAAGGAAACAGGAGTTGATTGAGCAGATGAAGATTTATAAGAAAGGTCTTAAGACATCTATAAGCTCAGGGTTCCAGTTGACCGACACGATGATAGGTAAGGCTGTCGATTTCGTTACCAAGCCGATAGACAATCAAGGTCATACGGCTATAGATAAAGCTTATTCGGAGGCTATCAAGAATCCGGACATGGCCGCTGATCTGGCTTTGTTTTTGATGAATAAGGACGAGTTTCTTAAACAGAAAACTAACAAGGTTAAGATGGAGGTCAATAAGAAGACCATCACTCTTCTTTCTGGCAATAAGGGAGGAAAGCAGAATAAAAATAATATCGATAATGATACTATAGAGGCTAACTTCCTTGATCTGAGTGGATCAAAGAGTGTATAACATTAAAAATAAATAGAAATGAATCCATTTTTGACAAAAAGTTTTCCGGCTACCGTGAATGGTGATAACGTTATTGCCTTCACCGATGCCAAGAACTATAAGACTTCGCTCGTAGAGCATAACTTAGGCTCATTGGCGAGCTGGTATTATGAGGATCCAGACAAGAATCATCTGGGTCTGTTGAATCTGTTCTCTAATATCGCTAATTACCCCGTTCCGATGTATATGGGTATGATTAATAACGGCGCTACGATCTCCGTTAACGGTATTGGAGCTTCTTTCCGTTATGATTTACCTGTTACAAAGACATTCGCTGTTGTTACAGCTGAGGATACTTCAGGTCATCATCTAAAACCGGGTATTGACGGTGGTTTGTTTGATATCGTTTTGAATACTTCTGAGTTTACGGCTTATGATGTCATTACCTATGACGCCGCTAACGGCTGTAATATCCTTATTTCAGGTGAGATTCCGTCTAAAACAGAAGGAGACTTGACACGTTATTGGTGTCGTGTTATCGGTGGTAAGGCTAAATACTTCCCTAAAGAGAAATTGCGTCCGGGTATCCGTTACTGGAAGATCGGTCATGCTCTTGGCGAGTACAGTACTCAGTTCACCAAGGTATCTGGCGCTGACAAGGCCGGTTCCATGACTTGTGAGTTCCGTTTAGGAAACCACCGTGGTGTTGAGGGTGAGACAACTATGTACGCTGGTATGAAGTCCATGCAGGCCGCCCAGAACAGCACTTCAGAGTTTGTGGAGACCGCTCTTCGTCGTATGAATGCCATGAGAAGTGAATACGAGGGTAATATTCCTGATTTGGCTATTATCGGTAGGACGGTTAATGGTAGGCTTGATTTACGTACGGCTAAGGTAGCGTCCACGATGGAGGTATTCTGTATGGCTGAGTTGGTTAAGCTGGAAGCTAGACAGTTGATGTGGCAAGAAGGTGGTATTATTATGGATCAAAATGGTCCTATCCATTTGAATGAGGGTATCTACCGTCAGCTTCGCCGTGGTTATACTATCTACTATAGTCGCCCGATGGGTATTACTAAGGATACTCTTATGGCTGCTGCCGCTTATATTTTCCGTGGTCGTCAAGATCTTCCTATTACGGAGCGTAAGATTAAGTTCAAGGTAGGAGCTATGGCTATGGTCAACTTGGAGAAGTTGATTAGAGAGGCTTTCTTTACTACGTTGAGTAATTTGAGCTGGGGTATGGGTAGTGACCGTATGTTGCCTTCTAATCCTATCTCTGGTACTAATGATGCTATGATTTTAGGTCCGGTACAGGTTAAGGGTGCTTTTCTCCCTGGTATCGGAAATGTAGAGTTCGAGCATGATCCTTCTTTGGATTACGCTGACATGACAGATCGTAGCGAGTTAGTGAATGGCATGTATCCTAGATCCTCCTATTCTTGTATTATTGAGAATATCACTGACGCTGGATCGACTAACGCATATTCCGCTATTCCTAATACGGCTAACGCTAAGTTAGGTAATATGAATAACAACGTATTTTATATCAAGCCAGAAGGCGTAAGCATGTGGTGGGGTTATGAGTACGGTCGTTGGGCGCACAAAGCCAACGGAAATGAGATCGTATCATCCTTGCCGGGCATGAAAGAGCAATTCTGGTGTCACTCAGCTTCCGCGGCTTGGGTTATGGATAACAGCAAGTTCTTGATCATCGAGCTTCAACCGAACTACTTCGGCTAAGTTTTTTTTCATATGTAATTTGGTTTTTAGAGGGGAGGATATTCCTCTCCTCTTTTTTTAGGAAAGTAACGCAAAAATAAGGAAATGAAAGAGATTTTAAAATCAAAGAAGGTATTGGTCGAGGTAAACGGCTTCAATATCATGTCAGATACCTTGTATGAGGTGGTAGGTAAGCACGACGGAAGCGCTCCGCAGGCCTTCCAAGACGCCAATATAGCCAAGGCTCCGTTCCCGGAGAATGCTACTCATGTATGTTGCCCGTGGGATGATTTCTCAAAAGCCTATAATACGGGTTTTTATCCAAGATCAAGATGTTATAATGGTATGGATAAAGATGAGGTTGATAGGTTGGTTAATCAACGTGTCAATAATATAATGAAGCCTTTTGAGGATATATCTCAGAAGGATCTTTCCCAGACTAATCTAGAGTTTTGGGATGACGCTAAGGATAAGATATTCATGGGTAAGGTCTATAACACGGCTAATACCGTTGAGTTATTTTATTTATATCTGGCTGTATTTTCCGGCATGTTGACTCCTCAGGAAATGGATGGCGATCCTGTCTTCATGAACTCCATGTTCTGTTTCGTGGAGAAAGACAATATGAAGGATTTCGTTCAGCAGCGTGAGATCAATAAGATGAACATCAGCTATAAGTTTATCAGCGCCCTTAAGAAAGGCGGCGACGATCGTCAGGCTGTCATCGATCTTCTTCTTTACATCGGTATCGTAACTCGCCCGGATTTCACGGAGGATGAGTATTATACAGGATCTCTATCAAACTGGATGAATGAGAAGAAGACCAATGTCGATTATCTGCTTGATATCTGGGATCGGTCATTGGAAGGTGATTTCAAGGAAGTTCTTGAGTTTTACCGTATCGTAAACGTCCTTCAACGAAATGGTCGTATCAATATGACTCCATCCGGATTACAATATAATGGCCAGATCATAGGACCTGACGTTCGGACATCCGCTGAGTTCTTGGCTACCAAGAAAGACTTTATTAACATAAAGGCTAATGTATTGGATGAGTATGAGGAGATCATGTCTATGTCTAATATCGATGATAAGTCCAAGACCAAGAAGGTTAAGGATATTAAGAAGAAGGATGACGTAGAGGAAGGTGATAAGATTAAGGAGGAATAACGATGACAATCCAAGAAGCGTATCTAAGGTCTTTGCAGAAGAACGAGCAGAATCTTGCCAATGGCGGGATTAAGCTTGATCCGGGAAGGTTCGTGTTGTTGTTTAACGAGGCCCAAGACCGGTTAGTTAAGTACTATCTAAATAGGAAGGATGACGAGACTATACGCTCCATCCAAAACCTTCTTGTTTATTGGATGTCGTTGGATAATGCGGGTAGGATGGATGACCCTGAGTCTACGTCCTTTAACTTACCTGACGACTATCTATGGTTCTCTAACATAAAAGGAGTTTTCTCATACAAAGGGTGTGAGGCCACTGATTTCGTTATGTGGGAGGCTAAGAACGAGAATATCCATGAGCTTCTTGGAGACGAGAATAACCGTCCTTCTTACGACTACCGTGAGACATTCTACTCCATAGGGAACGGGAAGGTCGTGGTCTACGAGTCAGGCTTCCGTACCGAGGAGGTTAAGATGACGTACTACCGCCGTCCTGTCAGGGTGGACCTGTCGGGGTATATCAACGCCGCCGGTATCCAATCCACGGACATCGACCCGGAGCTGCCCGATTATCTTGTGGAGGAGATTCTGGATATGGTAGCTAAACAATTCAACCTTAATGAGAATGAATTGTATAGATATAGAATGGATAAGGATAATGTGGCTTCCTTTAAATAAACAACGTTAGTTTTGATTGATAAGCCTGCCCAGAAATGGGTAGGCTTATTTTTTATCATCCTATGCATATTTTCTGGAATCGTAGATTTCTCCGATTCCAGAAATAGCAAGTATGATCTTTATGAAAACTAATGTTGTTATGATCTCCAAGGATAGGGATCTTTTTGGTGTTACTATCAAGCAAGACACTAAAACGTCTTTCATGTCGTTGACTGATTTACAGGAAGCCTATACCAGGAAAAGGATTCAGGAAGGATGGAATGATAAGAGGATAGAGAATATCCTTTCTAACAAGGAAAGTGCTGAGCGAATATACTATATTCTTGAAAAACAAGGATATATGATAGAAACAGGATTTCCTGTTTTTATGGAAATGGTTGAAAAAGAGTCTCTTATAAAAGTAATGAAAAAGTTTGGCGCTTATAAGACTGTTGGTAGGGGAGAGAACAGGAGAACTATGTGTAATCCTTATATATGGGTTCTTGTAGCTATGGAATTGAACCCTATGTTGTATGCCGAGGTTGTTACGTGGTTAACCGATAAGCTTATTCTTAATCGAATAGAGGCTGGTGATAGGTATAATGCTTTGTCTAGGGCGGCTTCTAGATTTAAGGATGTAGATTATGTTAAGATCGCCAAGGGTCTTAATTATATTGTTTTTAATATCCATGAAAGTATGATCAGGAATAAGGCCACGGAAGCTGAGCTAAAGGAATTGGAGCAAACACAGGGCAATCTTATATGGGCTATAGATATGGGTTATATAAAAAGCTTCGATGAACTTATTGATATGATGAGGAAGATGTATAAGAAAAAGTGGCTTAAATAATGTTTTTACAAAAAATGTAATTTATTTATATGCCTATACACTCGTGATCGTGTTTTATTGTCGTGAACTCGTTTATTATTATGTTTGCGTTAGTGAATGATTTTTAAACTAAATATTAATTATATGTTGCATAGACCGCAAGACCGGGTACTTTTCGTATCCCCACACGCTAAGATGGTGGATGTTGATTCCATCTTATTGAAGGAAGGACAGATCGGTATTTACGATACTAAAGATACTTCCGAGAACGGTTGTAAGGCCGTGATTGATTTTACCGGTAAGCCTCGTAACGACAAGCGTTATGAGATCCGTATCGGTCGTAATGAACAAGCGGCTTCCCGTTCTATATATGACAAGGATTTTTCCACGCCATTGTTCTCGTTGAATGAGATCACCGAGATTTACGCTTCTTGGCCGAAGAAGGATCACGCTTATGTCGATGACGTTATCTTAGGATACAATGGTGTCTCTGACGACACGGCTTTCTCCGTTTCCAAGGGCGACCGTATCGTTATCCGCTTGATTCTCGCCGGCAGGGCTTTCGAGCTTCTTGGCTACGAGGGAGGTCGTGTTGAGATCAATGACGCTATCCTTTTGGATGATTGCGACAATACCCCTAATCAATGCGAGGAATGTGATCCTTGCGAGGAGGTTGATTTGTTACCCGCCGTATTGAAGTGTATCGAGCGGATGAAGAACCAACCTATTGCCGGTGGTGGTAAATTATCCGATTATATTGATATCATTCCGGTTACAAGATGTACTAATGAGACTACTGAGCCTGATACGGAGGATGTCAATTTCTATTGCATGGAGGTATGCGATACTGGTGATGATCTGGCATTGGCTGAGGTTCGTGCCCAATATCCAGGATTGAAGATCGTACGTGAGACTATCGAGGGTAGCATGTCACGTTATAAGGTGATGAAGAAAGGCGCTAAACCGGCTGATTATACTCAACGTCTTATCTCTATCATGAAAGGATGTACGGATTGTCCTCCTAACTATACCGAGGTTAAGGGCGGCTATCTGTATTCTATTTCCTTGGAGGATGACGGTGTTGATATGTCTACTACGGTGGAGTCATTGCCTAACGTTGTAGCCGATACGGTTAATAAGATGAGTCAGATCAAGGGATCAGGTTTGTATATTGCCGCTACTTCCAAGAAATTGACGGATGAGGAGATCTCTACTTTCGTGGAGGCCAATCCTACGGCTATTATCTACTATGTGGCTAAGACATCCGATATGTGCGAGAACCCTACGGTTCGTACCGCTTCTTGGTCAGCTTGTGGTTCTTGTAAGGTATCCACCGAGAAGTATTATATCACGATCCCGGATGATGAGTGCGGAAACAGTGCGTTGGAGGAAATCAAACAGGCTTTCCCGGAACTGGAGATCACTGACTACGGTACTCCTGCGGCTTGCCAGCATAGCTTCCAGACAACGGTATATACTAACATGTTGTGTGATGAGTGCGACAAGGTGTTCGAGGGATTCTTCACCAGCGAGGCTCCGGCGTCCTACCGCAACCGTATGTGGAAGAAATTGGAGTCGGCTCAGGAACTTGGTACTAACTGCAAGTGCGGTATCCGTTTCCGTGGTAAGGAAATGTTATTATCTCCGTCAGAGTGCTTGATGGATAAAATGACTTATGTAGAGGATAGCGTTGAGATCGTTGGCGCTAGCGGAGGTTATCCTGATTCTCTTGACGAGGGGTCTCCTATCTGGTGGGATCAACTTAATTTCGAGAGACTGTCCAGCAAAGCACCACGTACTCATGTCGGCGGTAATATGATGGATGACGAGTTGAAGGGTTACGCTCATTTCAACGGTTTCCCGAAACATCAGGATTTCATGGGACGGACATTCATGAACGAATACAGCCGTGTTGAACAAACAGCCCAATACGTGGACTTCCAGATCACGATTAATCCTCATAGATACGCTCAGGGATTCGGAAAGGTTATCGCCGATGATCCTATCAACTTGATCTTACGTGTACGCTATGGCGCTCATGAGGGTGTTCAGGAGATGATTAATATGATCGGTGCTGCCGCTGGTCTTGGTCCGGCTATCGTGACCGAACCTAAATAAGAATGACCTTTTTTGCGTTCATATAATTCCTAAAGGGGAGAGATTCAATTCTTTCCCCTTTTTTATTAACTTTGAGGCATAAGAACTTAAATATTGTAGTATGTCCGCGATTAATGAGTATTTAAAGAGACTGGCTTCTATATTCGGAAGCATGGGTTTCTCCGTTCCGCCAGATGACTTCTCAGGGGTTGTAATAGACGGAAAGACGTATCCGGTCATGATGAGGAATGACGGGTGTTACGTGTACTTCGATGATAAAGGAGTAAAGAGACTTGTAAGCGATGTCCCTAGAAAGGACTATCAGTTCATTAACATCAAAGACGCCCGTGTGTCGATCGTCAACCAATGCTATCGCACGCCGGGTGGTCAGGTAGAGGCTCGTATCCATACCTATATGAATAATAAGGGAGAGATACTGGCCGAGAAGATATTTATCATCAACTCATCGGATATCGATACTCCCATTGGCACGGAATTGGATAAGATCCCTGCCGAGTGGGTGGCTATAGATTGTAGTATAGCGGAGATGACCGATCGGGAGTTGATATTCGTAAGTAAATGTTATGCCACGGAAGGAGGCAAGGTCCAGATAGAGGGCGTAGAGTCGGTTGATCCCCGCCTGAACCCGGAGGTATCCCATTATGAGGTGGTGAATACGACTGACGATAGCAATCCTATCGGTACGGAGTATGATAAGATACCCGATACATGGAGTCGTATAGTATGTGATTTCCCGGACATGACCCAAAGGGAGATAATACCGGTGCTTAAATGCTTTGATACCGGAACCGGAAGGGTGCAGATAGAGGGATATAAGATATTTGATTACGAGATGGGTACCAGAAAGGAATGGTATCGCGTCAAGCAAAGTACCGATCCTGAGAATCCGGTAGGTAAGTTTATCACCAGCATAAGCGATGACTGGGTTGAGGTCGTTTGTGACTTCACGGATATGGAGGACCGGGATATTGAGGTAACTGTAGAATGTTATAAGACACCGGCCGGTAAGGTGAAGCTGGAGGTTCTCACGTCATGGGACGGGAATATAGGAGTTAGGGATAAGAGTTATAAAGTCCTGGAGACTACCGACCCGTCACAACCTGAGGGCGCCAGCTTCAGTTCCTTGCCAGACACTTGGATAAGGGTAGTCTGTGATTTTGACGATATGGAGGAGCGTGACATCCGGTCTTATGTCGAGTGTTATGACGGAGGCAATGGCAATGTCAAGCTTCGTAGGCTGGTTTCTTATGACTCCAAGATAAAGGCAAGATACGTCCGCTTCGAGGTGCTTGAATCGGATGACGCCGGCTTCGTTCCGGGGGCCGAACTGGCTACCCTCCCGGACGGATTCTCTTTGGTGTCTTGTGATTTCACGGATATGGAAGATAGGATGCCTATTGATATCGAGGAGTGTTACAAGACATCAGCCGGAAGCGTGCGTATGAGACATGTGGTGTCTTATGACGGTGATCTTGGGAAAAGAAACCAGTTCTGGGAGATTGTGGACTCGTCTGATAATAAGTATGGGCTAGGAAATAGGATAAATAATATCCCTGCGGATTTTATCCGTGAAAGGTGTGCTCTAGAAAGGTTGGATGATCGTATTACCAGAAATGCGGTAGAATGTTACTCGACACCTGGAGGATCGGTAAGGATTAAATCCACTTACATTATCAACCCTTTAAATCATATTAGGTCGTATAATCATCATGTATTGAGTTCTACAGATAATGATATCCATGTTGGTACTCAATATGCCTCTTTGCCATCTAATTTCGCCCGTATCGAGTGCGAGGAGCCGGATTATATGGATCGACTTATCGATACCACTGAGACTTGTTATGATACCGGAAAGGGTACGGTGAAGATCAGGAGACAGGAGTCGTTGAACGGAAATCTGGATGTAAAGACTTTCGACTATAAGATCGTTGAGTCTACCGACCCAGATCATCCTATCAATACTACCCCTACACAGACGGTTATTAACGGCTGGACGGTCATCAGTTGTGATCTTAATATCATGGACGTGGATGATTGTTATGAGATCGGTGGTCATAAGATACATTTGAAGGGATTCAGGACAGTCAATCCGGCATTGCAGGATATTAAGTCCAAGTTATACGTCGTATATTCCGATCATCCTGATTATAATGTAGGTGATGAGCTTACGTCTATACCGGATGGGGCTAAGGTGACGATCTGTGATTACGCTGATAAGAGCCAAAGGCATATGGTCCCGGTGCGGGAATGCTATGAGGTGGCCGATGGCCGGTTCTATGTGGAGGGAAGCCGGTTGATTGATAACAATATGGTCGTAGAGCGGATGTCGTTGATGGTGATGGAGTCATCCTCCCCGACCTACCCTGTAGGGACTACGCTGACCTCCATTCCCGATGGCGCTACTATCGTGGCTTGTTTATGTCAAACCTGTTAATATCAAGGTCATGGTTAAGGTATGTAATGATTATTATATGATTGACGCCCTAGCCGGCGGTGAGGTCATAAGGAAAAGGAAATATCGTCGTGAGAATACGATGATCGGATATAAGTGGTATGATTATAATGGGGTCGAGGTAACCGACCCCATTGAGATATCACGTCTTGACGGATTGGCTACTAAGCATCAGCGTGTGGATGAGGCTTATGATGATCATGCCATTTTCATGTCGTCAACCAATTACGTTAACAGCGTTTCCGGTATACCTATGGATAAGCATATGGTTGTCGTTGAATGGAGGCCGGATAGCGAGCAGGGCTTTGTAACCATGGCTCATGATAAGGGTCTTGACGGGGATAGCTATTATATAGTTATTATCAATACCGGAGATAAACAGGCTACGATCTACACCCCAGTAGATCCTGAGGACCCAAAGGATGGGACTTCCAGTGCGGTTGATGGCGATAACGTTTCCGTTGGCGGATCATATGTCTCTATATCCCCTAAGCAAGTAGAGAGGATAAGGGCTACTTTCCGTGATGGTAAATGGTATTATGAGTTAGTCACAAAAACATATCCTAGTAATACTGGAGGCATTAAGATCGGGGATGTCGATTATGTTACTTTCAGGTATTTATGGGATGAGAGTTCGGGAAGGGACTTGGATACGATGACGGAGGCTCTCAACTCGAATGTCCCGACTATCGATAATCTTGGTGTTGGTTATAATGGCCCCGGTAACGGTGATGAGTCCGTAAGGAGCGTGCTTAAATGGGGTGGTGATAGCACCGGGTCTGGTAAGGAGTGCGTTTGGATGTCGGTAAAGGATTTAAGGGCGCAGTATTATTCCACATTGCCGGATGAGACGCAATTCATGGCTTATGCTACATGGTTTGCTTCTATAGGTACAGGTAAATGTTCTTTTGAACTTGTTGGATACAAGGGAGGTACGATGAGCCAAGATGGATATAATTTCATCAATACCGGTGGATCTGTCGTATATCAAAATACATATGATTTTATCTGCAATACCAGTAAGGGGGCGAGTACATATAAGACTTCTTATCAGAAAGTAGCCCGTATTACTTATAATAAGCTCACCAATGAGGTCTATATGTCTATAGGCGATGCTATAGATCAGGAGGATAATTATGATAAGCTGGAGCGGGAGATCAATAATATAAAGGAAAGACTTAGCGATGTCGAGAGCGAGTTGGCTGTCGTAAGACGTATAGCCGAGGGCAAGAACACGGCGTATATCTTTGATACGGTCGATGCCATGAATGAGTGGCTGGCGGTCCCGGAGAACACGGCTAAGCTCCGTGTGGGGGACAGCTTCTGGATCAGGGAGCAGAAGGTACCTGATTATTGGTGGGATGGAACTCAGGCTTTAGAGCAGGAAGGTCCGAAGGTTGATTTATCTCCTTATTATACGAAAGATGAGATTAATGATATTGTTAATAATATCAATCAGAAGATAGAGAATAAGAGTACGTCTATTATCTTCGATACTTATATCCAGATGAAGTCTTTCGTGGATGATCCAACTAACGCCGATAAGCTTAAGGAAGGTACTATCTTGTTGATACGAGAAAAAAATGTACCTGATTATTATTACGATGGTGCTGGGATAGTTAAGATGGAGGCCGATGTAGAGCAATGCCTTTATGTTACTTTGGCTAACAAGCCTACGGAAAGCACTATAAGTTATACTCAAGATCGGGAGGTGACTAATTTCGCCCCGGGTGCTATAGCTAGATGGGTTGACGCTGACGGCAATGACGTGTTTTATAAGCTTGTTGAGATAGTAGGTGGTAAGGCTAAGTGGATTACGTTGATTGATACAAGATATGGTAATGTTACGTTGCAAAGCACTTATGACAAGAACTATGAGATCGTGAATATCGTATCTGGGTCTAGGTTACAGGCTATAAATAGCGAGAAGAATGATATCAAGTTCGTTAATAGCGCTACGGGTAACGTGACTGTCGTGTTGAATGGGACCGTATCAGGGGGAGCCAAGAAGCTGGTGAGTATGCTGGCGGTGAACGAGGTAGTCTTGACCCCCGGAGCGGCGGTGTCGTTTACCCGGAACGGCGATGAGTTCGTGCTCACGGAGTTGTTTGGCGTTACTATCTTCCCGGATCTGGCGGATGCCAACCGTGAGGGAGAATGGGTGATGAGCGTAGGAGTAACCGGTAAACCGATCCTTATGGAGGTAAAGGAGATGCGTAAGTGGGATGAGAGCATAACCAAGGAGCTTACAATAGATGAGCTTAACGAGAAGTTCCCTAACGTGGATATTGGGTTCGCTGTCGTATGCAAGACCATCAACAAGGTATATGAGATGGTTAACGGATACAAGGAATGGGTGTCTTATGATATAAACTCAATTAGTTGATATGGGATTTTTAGTAGGATATGATACGGCCCTGTCCTCGGTGACGTTTTACGTTAATGAGGACAGGTTCCCTTGTTATAATGGGAGGAATGCTGATTATGTGCCTGATCCGATAGTAAATTTAGGTAATTTTAATCGTAATCTCAGGTTCTCGGCAAACAATCCAGGATTCGTGGACGTCGATTGGGGGGACGGGACAAAGGATCAATATCCTTTAGTTAAGATATCTGATGGTAGTTATAGGATTGTATTCAGGTCTCTTGACATTGAGTATAAGAAGAATCCGGATGATACCGTATGGTGGTATAGGAAGGAGGATGGATCTCAGTATATACCGGTTCCTCCACATAAGTATAGCGATATCAGGCGTAGGGAGGTTACGATGAGGTTCTCTAACGTAATCAATGGGGAGTTCAATATGGATGGTATTGTCCTCCATGAGTTTCCTGTAGTTAATCTACCTGATATAACTTATTTGGCTATGGTCAGATCCGTTCTTAAAAATGGCGATATCCCATATGACAGGATAAGTAAGAGCGTTAATCTTAGTAATATACAGATGGGGTCTTTTTCTCATCCTGGTGTATGGAGTAATTGGCCAGAAGGTTTTTTAAATATGAAAAATCTGAGGTATTTCGGATGCAATAACGTTTTTAACTTTGGGGATGATCCTGATTCTAATTGGAGAAGATTCTCTGAATGGAAGAATCTTACTGGATTTAACTTCAACTGGTGTAATATTCCTTCTTATGATCCGGCTTTTAATTCTATTCCAGCAAAAAGAATAAGCATTATTAGCGATCGGAATAATATACCTGTATTTGATGAGGTGGATAAGGTAGGGGATGATAAGGAAAGCGTTACTTTTATGGCTCGCGGTAGTTCATGGAAGCAGGATTTAGTGGGAGGGAAGTTAAATAAGATCCATAATATGTATTGTTCTTCAAGTACGGCGCCGGTAGACGATCTTCCGGATTACTTGTATGAGATAAGGGAATTTAGGATATGGACTTTGCGTGATGAAGGTGGATTTATAAATACGCAGGAGAGGGCTGATACGTTCGTTAACACGTTTTATGATAAGATAATGTCGTGGAGTTATATAACGATGTCACAGACGGCTTCTGACGGTAATAGGAATCAGTTTTATAAACTTACCCTAGATTTATATACTTCCGAAGCTCCTACCAACAAGAGACCATCTGGCGTTTATCAAGCCCCTGAGGGGTTTGCTAAGGGTGTTAGCAACGGTAATCCTACGACGCCTATGGAGAAGGTGTATGTGCTTACCAATAACTACGGGCAGACGTGGATCTTGGCGCCTGCCCCGGCTTCTAAGGCCGCCCTTACGAGGGCACGGCGGGCGGGGAAGGCGAGGATCGCCCCGTTCGTCCTTGGCGTAAAGGACGGCCATGTATCCGTGTTCAGCGGAGATGTGTTAGATGAAAGCATGTCCAAGTACAGTTTTGCCGATAAATACGAGGCTATAGATATATGTAGTAATCTAGGGCTTGATAGTTCACCTGTTGTCGAGTATTTTAGAAGAATAGAGGAGGGAGAGGTATGAAGTTGATATGTAAGGATACGAATAAAGGGTCTATAACCTTTTTTACTAAAGGCAAATATGCTTTTAGGGGCGTTAGCAGCAATGATACTACTGATGACGTGCCTGACCCTATATTGGATGTTAATAATTACAATGAGAGTATACAGTTTTATTCCAAGACCCCAGGAATGTGTGAGGTCGATTGGGGTGACGGGAATAAAGAGCAATTTCCTTTCGTGAAGGATAGGAGCGAATCCATATACGGGCGATATAGGTTGATGTTCAGGAGAAGGGATATAAGTTATCGTAAGAATCCGGATAGCCATCCATGGTGGTTTTATAAGGAAGATGGGAGTGAGTATATCCCTGCGCCTAATCATGCTTACGCTGATGGGCTAGATAAAGAGCGGGTCATTACCATGACTTTTACGAATGATATTACATACGTTCAAACAGCAAGGATAATGATGGTAGGATTCCCGATATTAGACGCCCCAAGTATTATCAACTTAATTTTATCCATTACCGGCGATGGGAATATAACCGATATTCCTAAAGATAGGATACGTAGATCGGTAAATATAGAGTATATAACACTTAGCGAATTAGGTGTAGGGACATTGACATCCATACCAGACGATTGGGATAGGTTGACTAAGTTAAAAGGCATTAATTTAAATCGAACGGCTGATTTTAATGATACGGAGTCTTCTAATATAAGGAAATTCCCCTCTATGTGGCCTAATCTTATAACATTAGCTTTGGCAGGTTGCAGGGTTAGGGTATATCCAAGGGAATGGCTGTCTTTTAGCAAGCTAAGAGAATTATATATATCCCCGGGAGTGGCTATGCCATCGTTTGACCCTAATACATGCCCGGCTATGGATGAGGTGGATAAGATAAATCCTAGCTTAAGGACCTTCGACCATATAAATAGATGGTATGGGTCTGTCGTGAGCTGGCATCCGTATATGATCGGCAAGGGGCTGGAAAATATCACTAGCCTTACCGCCTCATATGGCTATAGTAATATAGATGTAAGTAATCTACCGGATTATATATATGAGATGAGATCTATGAGTAGTTTTTATATGCATATCTCCTTGTTGACCCAAAGTCGATGTGATACGTTTATATCAACATTATATGAGAAGGTGATGGGGTTTGATTATCTCACTATGTCCTCCTCCGCTTCCGATGGCAAAAGGAATCAGTTTTATGGATTGTATCTAAGTATGTATTTGGCTGCCAATCCTGTTGATAAAAGACCTAGTGGCGTATTACAGGCGCCTTCTGGTTTTATAAAGGGTCAGTCTAATGGCTCTCCGTCGAATCCTATGGAGATGGTTTATGTGCTTATGAATAATTATAGATGGAGGTTTAGTATGGCACCAGAGGCTTCGGTGTTAAGGTCAATACGATCTTCTGATATTGACACGAGGTTGTATAATCCATATAAGCTTATCGTATTTGACGATGGGTGTACCTTTGTAGGCAGTGGAGATGTTTTAGCTCATGATACGGATAAGGCATTATCGTTTGGGGATCAACCAGAAGGAGAGTATTTATGTGATTCTATGGGATTGGACAGGAATGTTATTGTAGAATATTTTAACAAGATAGGTAATGGCTAAGACATTATATAAATATGAGGCTTCATCAAATAAGTTCGTGTGGTTCACTACATGGGATAGGGCACTTAGAAATTATTATACCAATGATTATAATTATGTACCTGATCCTGTCGTTGGTAATCCTTATAATACGTTTGTCGAGTTTAGATCCAGAAAGCCCGGTATGGCTAATGTGGATTGGGGGGATGGGATAAAGGAGCAGTTTCCTATGACCAAGGTTCAAGGGAAGGATAATTATCGTATTATATTCCGTTCTTTAGCGATACAACATAGGAAAAATCCCAATACTACGTGGTGGTTCAGGAAGGAGGATGGATCGCAATACGTACCTGTGGATAATCACGCTTACGCTGATGGGAGGAGGGACGTGCAACGGGCTGTATCGATAGATTTTACTTGTGATATTTATTATGCCAATATCCAATCTTGCAGGATGACATCTTTCCCGATTGTGGATATACCAGGACTTGAGTTTTTGGTCGTATCCCATACGCTGTATGTTAATGACGGTATACCTGTAGACAAGTTGTCAAGATCCAAAAAGTTAATTTATATCGATCTTCAAAATATGGGGCAAAGAACGACCGTAATTTCTGAGGCTATAACCAGTAAGACAGAGGTATATTATTTAAATATGTTTAATATGCTTGATCTTAGGGATATAGAATCTAGCGGGATAAGGAATATAAAGAATATGAAAAATCTCCAAACCCTCAACTTATCTTCATGTTATTTGGATAGGTATATAAAGGAGTTTAATGATCTTCCTAAATTAACTTCGTTGAATATAACTTCTGGTCCTCCTGATATGTGGAATTATTTTGATATAAATACCCTTCCTTTTTTCGAGGTAGATAAGATAAATCCTAATATTACTGATTTTGCTTTTTTAGATGACTGGATGAATGGAGAAAGGAGGACGGGTTGGAATGATGATAATATGTCTGGAAGGGGATTGGAACATCTTACTGGTTTCATTGCAGCTAATAGCAATAGTCTTAGAATGGATAAGCTTCCGGATTATATTTATGAGATGAGGGCTATTACAGGGTTTAACGTGGATGCATCCACTCATAGCCAAAAAAGATCAGATGATTTCGTGAACTCTTTCTACGACCTTGTTGTAGGATGGGATCAGATTACTATGACATCCGTGGCTAAGGATGGGAAGAGGAACCAGTTCTATAGTCTTTCGGTAAGCATGTATAATGCTGTTTATCCAACCGAAAACCAGCGTCCTTCCGGAACGGAGCAGGCGCCGGAAGGATTCGTGAAAGGCTCGTCCAACGGGTCTCCCGCTACACCTATGGAGAAGATATATGTGTTAAAAAATAACTACGCCCAGAGATGGACGATAAAACCGGAATAATATTATGAATATCAATATTTTAAAATTAAATTGGGGGGGGGTAAAATCCTATTTGCCTTATGATGAGAAGAAGAATGTTACCCAAAAGGAAGATAATAGAGGTATTCGAGGAGCTATCTCCTCAGGATAATGGATATTGGGAGGTTCCTGATGGGGCCTATGAGGTTGAGTTCGCGTTGGTCGCCGGAGGTCTTAATGGAGAATCTTCCGATGTATATAATGCCGGGAGTGGCGGTAACGGAGGTGGTGTACTGACTGGGACTATATCCGTAAATCCAGGTGTTACATATAGGGTGGTTGTCGGAGATATAGGTCAGGATAGTGTATTCGGTATATATCAGGCTATTGCCGGTAAAGGTGGAAGAGGCGGATATGGAGTTGAAGGGGATGGCCATGATCCTTCCCCGGGAAATCCAGGGCAAGATGGATCATATGTTTTTAACAACAAATATCCTGACCGATATCCTTATCCTATGGGCGCTGGTGGTGGATCGGGGGCTTATACAAGAGGATGGAATATGGGCTTTTTATCCGGAGGAAAAGGCGGAAATCACGGGGGAGGTGATGGAGCTGGAGTCGAGGATATTGAGGGTGTTATTAATGGCAAAAATGGAGGTAATGCCACTTATTATGGAGGTGGTGGAGGAGGAGCCTCTAGAGCTTCTAATAGTGGGGCTACGAGCGGTCGAGGAGGATCAGGTTATCGTGGTATTGTTATTTTACATTATTTTAAAAATGGATGATATGGATAGGAATGATATTATAAAAGAATTAGGTTCTTATTTTGATATAGTTGAATTGGTGTGTCCTCATACATACAATAAGTGGAAGGATAGATCGTGGCAGTTTCTTGATACAGCGTTTCTCCATAATCTTCTTATATTACGGAGGGATATAATCAAACAGCCTATGTATTGTAATAATTGGGACAAGCAGGGGCAGTTTTCCCAACGTGGTCTTAGATGCAACATCTGCCAGATAGTTAAGGATAAGAAAGATGTTTATCTATCCGCTCATGTGTTGGGTAAGGCTGGGGATTTCGATGTCAAGTCAATGACGGCGGAACAGGCTAGAGGCTTGATCTTGGATCATCAAGATATGTTACCATATCCTTTCCGGCTTGAAGGGAAGGTGGGTTGGTTACATTTTGACAGCCTTGATACGAGGAACGGTATACACGCCGTGGTGTTTTAGGTACTTAACGGTATAGTGGTTAACTTTGCGTATAGGGTATAAAATGAAAGACAAAGACATGATAGAGCGAGTGGGGGCTTTATGGAATATAGCGCTTGCGTATGGTGCCTCTTGCTGGGCTTACTTCCAGCCAGTGCATCATTTATTGACCGTATTACTTATAGTATTAATAGCGAATTTTTTGGCTAGGTTAGCGCAAAGCGTAAGGGGCTGGAAGCTCCGTAGAAGCCGTAGGAGGAGGTTTAGTTTCAAGAGATGGCTTAGGGAGGTCAGGTTCACTGATATTCTTAAGGAGTTCGCTTTGTCTTGTTTTATAGTAATGACATTATGTGTTATATATAAGACGTTATACCCGATCGAGGAGGAGGCTAGCATGATACTTACCGTTACCAAATATGGGGTGTATATAGCCCTTGTTGGATATGTGATGCTTTTCCTGAATACGATAGGGGATGCTTTCGCTGACGCTTATTTGGTTAAGGTATTCAAGGCCGTGTTTAAGAGGATAAACGTATTCAAGATGTTTAGTTTTTCCAAGAACATACCTGACGAGACGTTTGACGATATAAAGAAGATTGCTGATGATGAGGTTAAGGATAAGTCTTAGGGCGATTTTTTGTTTAGGTCTGTCACTATCCCTGTCCTCTTGTGGAAGCAGGAGGCAGGTTAGCGACACGTCTATAGATAATCGTTTGATAAGCAGGATAGAGACGATGATAGATGAGGTCATGGACCGGAAGATCGTAGAGATCAGGACATCTGATCTTAATGCTGATATTGTCATAACTGAGAGGAAATTCGATACTACGAAGGAGGTGGATCCATCCACTGGGGAGCGACCCGTGTCCTCCCAGACGGACGCTCATATCGTCATCGGCCGGCGGGATAGCACGGTGACGGTCGATTCCCTTGGCATTGATAAGACTATTACCGGTGTTAAGGATATTGACAAGAAGACAGACATCGAACATAAGGACGTAGATGATAAGAAAGAATCAAGATGGCCAATAGCTATCACATCAATTAGTGTGTTGTTGATATTATTGGTTTTAATATATTTGCTAAAGAAGATGAAGGTTTTATGAGACGAAGAATGATTGAATGTACTAGGGGGGGTGATTGACGATCATACTAGATTCTTAATGAGATTCAATGGTAATTTTAAGGTAGAGGGGAATCCTACTCCCTCTGGCAATCTCTTTATAGCCAATAATGGCAATCTTATCACCGATGGCTCAATACAATGTGTCCAATATAACAAAACGGATCCTTTTCTTTATACTATCATAAACACCAAAGAATCGTTATTGCCTGAGCTGTTTTATGACGGTCATCCATTTACTATAGACTTTTGGTATAAGTCAACCAATCTTGTTACAAGTTGTTTGGTTGAGCATGAATATCCTAATGGTATTTTTTTATTTTGGTGTAGTTTTAACAGGTACTGGTTTTTATTTTTTATTTCAAGCTCAACAAGCTGGTTGGCATGTTGATAGAGTTGAGGCAAACAAATGGTATCATATAGCTATAGTCAGAAGCAGTAATGAATATGACATATTAAGATGTTTTGTTAATGGTATACTTATTATTAACACGAAAACCAATAATACGCTTTCCCTTAGGTCTTATAACCTAGGTATTAATACACGAGGTGATGGTATGGATAACGGAAATTTTATGATGGACGATTTCAGGATAAGTGATATAGCTAGATGGGAGTCAGATTTTGAACCTCCAAAAAGAAAGGGGCTATGATCCCTCACCGCCCCTTATCTGATTAGTTTTTAAAGGATATGCAAATAGCATAGAGGTCAGTCCCGGATTCGAACCGAGGTATATGGTTTTGCAGACCACCGACTAAACCACTCATCCAACCGACCGCATCGCGAATATATAATTTTGTCTTTGACCAAACAACCTCTTTGACCAGATTTTTACTAAACTAGAATCTTCCTTAAAGAAAATCCCTTATCTAGTAGATACTAGGTGAGGCAATATCTTTTTAAGGTCTATACTTGTTGACACCAAAGGGAATGTGGCGGCCCCGTAAGGCGGGGCAGGAGGTATCCCCACACGGCCGGCCAGGAGCGGAGCGACTCGTTGCCTACCTCCATTTTCCCCTTGGCGTATTACGCTTAAGCGTTGGAAAGAAGTAAACATATCAATGCATTAACGTTTGATGTAGGTAGTTGTTTGTCGATTAAAGATCCATAGACAACATAAGTAGATGTCAAAAATACATTAAACTAAATTATTGATATAAGTTATTGTTGAGATCTTGATTTTTCAATCTACTACATATTTTCATGTTAATGTAATTAAGTTATATACTTTAGATAATAACAAAGCGTTAGCTAACTCTTTTTAATCAATCAACTTATGATATAAATAAAGAAAATCTTTATAATGAGACTCCCTTCTTAAGGGGGCGTTTCTTATATCACATGTCACAAAATAGACAACTGTGTTTATAAAAGAAGGTGGATAAATAAATTCATCTCTTTTCTTAACTATCCCTACGATAGTCTCCCTACGCAATGTCCAAGTTGGATTTCGACCATAGCGATCGCCGTAAAAAGCCGTGATCATAAACAAAAAAAATGAGTACTTTCACAAGCACTCATTTTGAAATGACAAAGTTTTTTAGTACCTTTGTGCTAAAATAAAATCTAATTATGGCAAAGATAATGCTTATATTTGATCAATTCGTCTCTTCCTCAGAAAAAAAGAGGATGTCAGAAGAAAATAGGGCCTTGAGGAGGGATTCCGGCAAGGTCATCCTACCTTATTTGTTTAATGATAATGCTAATCCTTGTTGCGATAACCCTAGGATAAAGCGTAAATCATCATCCAAGTCAGAGATACTTGAGAAGCCGATATCGGAGACGCTGATAGGCATTCTTCTCATATGCCTTGACCCTATAAGGTTTAGGTCGCTGGGGATTAAATACAACATCAAGTGGTTCTATTATTTTGTGAATGAAATAGTTAATTACTATATCAAGCATCATCGTCTTGGTGGTGATAATCTTGCTTATCAGATAAAGTTAGTTAGGTGGCTTTTGATCAGTTATGTTAACGTGGCTGTTGTCCACGGTTATTATGCTATGGTGAGGAAGGCGAAGAAGGAGCATCCTGATCTTTTTGTGCATAGCAACAATGCGAGGTATTATTATTGGGACAATTGCCCTCCTAAGCATCATAAGCTAGAGGATGAACGAAATATAAATAATCCTACCTATAAAGCCCATGAGTGCAATAGGAAGCGTGCCGAGGATATCAAGCGTGTTGTTTATGATTCTATGGATTCGATCAGGAAACGTGACCTTAAGGATTTTGTGTCTTCCAAAAACAATGGGGTGAGCATTTATTTTAAGGAAAAGGTTCAGAACAAGGTCAGGAAGAAGGGCTTTGGTAATGTCAGCATCAAGACCATAGAGAGGGCTATAAAGAGCTATTTAGATGAGTGTGGTGTCACTTTCTCTGAGTTCGTCGATGGGGTGAGGAAGTTGGATAGGAAGATAAAGGAAGTCAAGTCCGCTTTTGGCAAGGTTAAAAGGATTAAGATATTTGGCGTCAAGGCTTATGATTATGTGTCTGGAGATGAGATAGTTGATGAGTTTGGTATGGCCGCGTTGTCTGATGAGGTGTGGATTCCTGATAATAGCACACCGTTCCTTGACGATTATATTGAATCGCAGTATTTGTATAACAATTTTAATTTCTAATATTATGGTTAATATAAAATCACATGACTTTTATACGGTGTTTGATGATAAGAAGCAACTTTTTAAAGTGTCATCATTATTTGATTCTTTAGATGAATCTGAAGATATAGTCAAAGATTTGATGGATTCTGGCACATTCATGTATGTTGTTGACGAACGACTGTCTATGATATGGGTGGATATATTTATGATGATAGAGCTTCTTGGGGAATATGATGGTGGGGATGTTAAGGATTTGGCTATTAAATGCTCTTCTCTCTATTTGAAAGATAAGGTGATGCGTTTAATTGTCGATTATGTCAATTGCGATTCTGATGATTATGATGATAGCGTTGATCCTATATTGAGTTATTGTAGCAATCTTATTCATGGTGGTGATGGGAATATTGATTATCTGCCATTGTCCGACATGGTAAGTTTGAATGTAGGAAATTATATGTCAGATGACATGTTGAAGTTATTGGATATTGCCAAGGAAGACAATCGCATAATATCTATATTGTTTGTTTTGTTAAGTAGACCGTATGTTGACGATTATGGTCTTTTTACTCTTACTGATTTGCTTTCTATGATGATTGATAAAGGTTTTATCGGTGATCGTGATGATATAGTGAATGCCTTAGGGTTTATCTTAAAGTAGGTTTATTATATTGGTATGACCCTATTTTGTATCTTTGCTTAAAAGTAGTAAAGATGAATCAGATAAATATCATACCGAAGATAATTCATGATAAGTTTGCCGCAAGGATTATCATGGATGATTACGATATAGAAAAACCTATCGTTATTACTGTCGTGGCTAGACGTAACGATGGTGAGTATAATACCCAGATACTAACATACCCGACATCTGGCGTTGATTATGAGGATAATGTAAGGATGGTGTTTTTCGATGTCGCTAGGTCTCATGTTTGCCAGATAACATCGGTGTTTATCAACGGGTATGAGGTCAAGACATATTATACCGATGTCCCGGATCTTGATATGCAAGCCCGTTATGACGATAGCTTGTGCCGGTACGATAAGAAGGTTAATATGAATGATATTAGGCTGTCGTTTCAGGTGCTAGAGACACGTGATCCAAAGGTGTTGCAGGTATTGGATGAGTCTGAGTGGGGGCTGCTGGAGGACAGGAAGGCGATTATAGAGATCACTACGCCGGGCATGTCCGACCCTGTTACGTTGTTTCTTGGCAAGAATCAGGTCAATACCTTTACCAGCCTAACACTAGGTCTCAATTGTTTTAATTACGATGATTGTAATGTCAAGTATCTTGATCTTCCAGACGGTATATATGATATTAAGATCATAGGTAGCCCTTCTACTTACAGCTTCAGTCGCAAGTATCTTAAGACGGATCTTATACGCAGACGTCTCGACCGGCTATGGATTAAGACTGATGTCTTATGCGAGGACAAGGATAAGGATCTTATAAATAAGATACAGGAGATGGAGACACTTATGGCCGTAGCCGAGGCGAATGTCAGGCTGGATAATATAGAGGCCGCCCATGAGGTTATCGATCGTGTCGGAGAGCTTTTTGAGATGGCTACTAATTGTGTGGATTGTTAAATAATTTGTTTATCTTATTTATTCTCATTAAATTTAAGGATATAAATTATTAAAATGCGTCAAGTAGAAAGACATATTGTAAAGGACAATAGATATGAGGAGATATGTCATAAATCAGGTCTCCTTTATAACTATTGTCTTTATGTTTTCAGGCAAGGTATTTTTACCAAGAATTATGTCAAGGAATATGAGCTTTCTACGAAATTAGGGAAAGAAAATCAGCCTGATTTTCGTAATCTTCCATGTCATGTATCGCAGAATGTCGTGAAACAGGTAGGTAAAAACATAAAGTCATGGATCAGGTCAAAGAAAGAATACGACAAGCATTCTGAGAAATTTCAAGGGAAGCCGAAACTTCCTAAGTATAAGAAAGGAAAGAAGTTAAACGTTGTTGTTTTTGACGATACAAATTGCAGGGTAAAAGAAGATGGATATATCCATTTTGTAAAGAATATAATAGAGCCTATTAAAACAAAAGTAAAACCATATGAATTAGCACAAGTCAGGATAATCCCTCAAGCTACATGTTTCGTGGTTGAGGTAATTTATGAAAGAAAGGGAGTTGACTTAGGTCTTGATAAAGACAATTTCCTTTCGATTGATTTGGGATTGAATAATCTTTGTTCATGTGTCAGTAATGTAGTCAATCCTTTCATTATAAACGGGAAGGTTATGAAATCAGTAAATCAATGGTACAATAAGACAAAAGCCGAATTAATGTCTTATGTTGGCGATGAAGGAACTTCGAACAGGATAAGAAAAATCACTTTATTCCGTAATTGTTGGATAGAAGACAAGCTTCATAAAATCAGCAGATATGTTGTTGATTTTTGTAAATTCCACAACATCGGTACGATCGTAATAGGATTGAATAAAGAATGGAAAAATAAAATCAATATTGGTAGAAGAAACAATCAGAATTTCGTATTCATTCCTCATTCTAGGCTGATTGACAAGATAATTTACAAGTCAAAACTTTTGGGAATCAACGTGATTGTCCATGAAGAATCCTACACGTCAAAAATAGATCATTTGGCTTTTGAGACTCTCAAGAAACAGGATTCCTATTTAGGGAAAAGAAAGAAGCGAGGGTTGTTTCAAAGCTCTATTGGTAAGATGCTTAACGCTGATATCAATGGAGCTATTGGAATAGCAAGAAAAGTAATCGGTGATTCTTTCATAAGAAAGATAGTCGATAGCGGATTTGTGTTTAATCCTGTTAGATTGAATATTTTGTGATATAAATATTTGATTTAACGAATAAAATGAATAATTTTAATAACATTGTTAAACATAAAAATATTTAGTCGTGGGTTGTAATACTTGTAAGGAAAAGGCGTTAAGGGCCGAGAGAGAAAGGATTGAGAGAAGTATGATGAATCATTCTTCTTCTACCGCTGTTAGCGATATGGAGTACGCTTCTAGAAGCACCGCTGGTTGTATGGTTATGCAAGATCCGTTGCAGACCATGGAGCGTGACGTGGTTAGTATATATAAGCAAGTTCGTACCAAGGGTGATGGCGTTGGCGTATCTTATCTTAATATGCAGAAAAAGATCCGTGAGTGGATCAAGAACCTGCCATATGGATGCCCGCCTGACGAGGAGGTACAGGAAATGAGAAAGGAGATTCTCGATGGGCGCGCAGAGCATATCAAACCTTGATAGAATAGATCTATGTAAGGTCGTAGACGAATGGCTGTCTTGTCAATGGGGTAGATATATGAGATACCATAGGTATAGGATCGGGGACAAGCCCGATATATCCTATTGGGGTAAGATAATTCGTCTGCAAAGGTCATTATGTGATAATGATTGCGGGTTATGCCCGGATGAGGTGAGATCGTTAAAGGAACGTGTTAATAAGTTGCTGGCATGAGAAAATACAGTTGTTCACATATAACCCCGTCCACTTGCGTACCTTATGAGGGTGATCTACCAGAGTGGTCAAAGCATAAGGACTCTGATGAGTGCGTTATGATCTCCGACGTCATAGAGGAGATATATGATGAGCTTACCCGTATTAGGGAGGCCATAGATGTCCGGGATCTTGGCGAGTCTTGCGTGAAGATAAATGGCGATAAGACTGTCGCTAAAATCCTTTACGCTATTGAGGATAAGATCTGCAATGGGTAATTAATGTCCTGATTTTAGGATATTAAAAATAGCCAATCGGTTTGTGTTTATCATCCCGATTGGCTATTTTTGTATGTCCGCCGACTCTCACGAGGGAGCGGACATAAAGTAATTAATTATTAATCTCAAAATTAGACTAAAAAATGAAGACAGTAAATGTTTTAACAAGAAAGATGGGCGATTTTAACGTTTTTCAAAGAACTAGTGATGGTTATTTTGATGCCAATAGTTTACTTAAGCAATGGAATGATAATCCCGATAATATAAGAAGAAAGTTTTCTGTGTTTATAGATAGTCCTAAAACCATAGAATTTTTAGAAGCTCTAAAGGATGATGAAAGCCATAGTCCAAAAATGGACAATGGTGATAATCAGTTATTTGTAAAAGTAAAAGGTAGAGTTACAAAACATGGCAAGACACCTGATAAGATATGGATGCATCCTTTGCTATTTATAAAATTCGCCATGTGGATAAATCCTAGATTTGAGGTTCAGGTTTTGAAGTTTGTACA